ATGGATTTTGAAAATGAATTGACCAGTAAGATCCTTGATCCCATTCACGGCACTATTCGTTTGACGACACTCGAGATTGCCTTTATCAATCACCCCCTTTTCCAGCGCTTACGCAACATTAAACAGAACTCTTTTTTATATAAGGTGTTTCCCTCTGCGGTGCACAGCCGCTTCGAACACTCTCTCGGGGTGCTGCATTTATCAAGTGAAATACTCAATAATTTACGCCTGAATGCGATACGGTATCAAAAGAAATATGATGATGGCCATGTGTTTGGTCATATCGATCAGATACCAAAACACAACATTCAGGAGTTGAGACTCGCTGCCCTGATGCATGACATCGGGCACGGGCCGGTATCCCACCAGTTTGAGAGTTTTATGCCTGGTAAGCACGAATTCTCCGATGTTCTCCCCACGGCCTACCATTCAATCATTGATGTATTAAGCAAGCCAGAACAGAAAGTTGAACATGAACAGCTTTCGCTGTTGTTCAGCCTGATGATTTATCATGATCTGAGAAAACAAGGTAAGGTCGATGACGAAATAAATATCGAAAATGTGTTAAAAATTATCGAAAAAAGATACGGTGACCAACAGATCATTGAGGAAATTAATGGAAAGGCAACAGATATCCTGCCGTTAATGACCTCGATCATATCTTCCTGTCCGATCGATGCCGACCGGATGGATTACTTGCTCAGAGATGGCTATTTCTCCGGCGTCAAGTGTGGCATCTACGATTACAATCGCTTGTTTATGTCAATTGTCCCGGTCGAGGAACAGGGAAAATTGTACCTTGCTTACAAAGAGAGTGGGATTGATTCGATCGCTGAGTTTATTGGGGCGCGCTCCAGCCTTTTTTCGCAGGTATATTACCATAAAACAAACCGCGCCTTTGCGACGATGTTGAGCACATTATGTGAGATTATGCAAAGCAAGGATCCACAAAATGTCATTATCGCTGACGTTACCGACCGTATCGTTGACCATAGCGATGAAAGCTTCATCGACGCGCTGAAGGATTTTTATCTGGCGTGCAGTGATGATTATTTTTTGAATGACAAGGTTGGTGAATGGATAGATATCAGCGATACCGAGGCGGTTAATAAAAAAATACTTGATGACATTATTAACCGACACCCATGGTCGAAGGTCTATGAGGCCAAACACTCTGTGTATAAAGCTAACATCGCTGACAAGGAAAATAAGGCGTGGAAGAGTCAACTCACCGGGTTATTGACTTCTGTATTACAGCCTCATTTCAAACCACATGAATTTGCCGTTGATATTGTCTCCGACTGCGCCTTTAAAGACCTGGATAAAACCGAAGTTAAGCTTTTGGTGAAAGATCTTAAGAACCGCTACGAAATAAAACCGTTAATTGAATGTGGTGATAAGTTAAATCAGTATCAAATCATCAAATATTGCATTCGGGTATTTGTTGACCGCGATATCAAAGAACGCGTAATTCCTGAAATAATCTATAAAATCAATGAAATAGTGGTCAAGCAGATCGCGTTGCTGAATTGATGATGCCCGTCAGGGCAGCGATAAATCTTTCAGGGGCTGGTTTTTTAACCGGCCCCTGAAGATAAGCGGTAAATCGTGGCGCATCCCCGCCATCGGTATAACATACAACAGCGCGTTTACCCGAGACTAAACACCGCGCTGAGGCATAGATTCCCGCAGGGGAGCGGGTGGCTCAACAAAAACACCGGCTCAGTATGGTTATTCCGCCAGCAGGGCGGCGAATTTCGCCAGCCACTGTGGATGAGCCGGCCAGGCGGGGGCGGTAACCAGGTTACCATCCACATGCGCCTGGTCGATACCAATATCCGCATAGTGCCCGCCGCTCAAACGCACTTCCGGGGCGCAGGCGGGATAGGCGCTGCAGGTGCGGCCCTGCAGAATACCGGCGGCGGCCAGCAGCTGCGGCCGTGGCAGACGGCGGCGATAGGTTTACGCGCGGCGTCGAACGCCTGTACCAGTTTAATAACCTTCCTCGTTCAGGCGCAGATACTCCGGCGCCCGGCCGCCGGGGATCACTAGCGCATCGTAGTTCCTCGGCCTTTACTGCGGCGAAGTCAGCGTTCAGCGTGAAGCGATGGCCCGGCTTTTCGCTATAAGTCTGGGCGCCGTCAAAGTCATGGATTGCGGTCATGACATAGTCGCCAGCGGCTTTATCCGGGCAGACGGCATCGACCTGGTGGCCAATCATCTGCAGCGCCTGAAAAGGAACCATCGTTTCGTAATCTTCGGCAAGGTGTGGGCTTTGCACATGGTTGAGATTGTTCAGACAAGAATGAATACGGTTAGATGTTTATGTATATGATTTTTTATTATTATTTTAGTTGTGCTGCCAATTGTTGCGCATGGTTGTACATGATTTGATATTGTTGTTTATGTTCGTTCATGCGATATTGAGTACAGAATAAGTACATAAAATACCAAAGTGATGAGTACAGAAAACTAACATGGCAATCAGTGACACAAAGCTTCGCTCTATCTATGGTAAACCATATTCTGGGCCTGCTGAAATTACGGATTCTGACGGGCTTGGAGTTCGCATAACCCCCAAAGGCGTGATCAGCTTTCAGTTTAGGTTCCGATGGGAAGGAAAGCAGAACCGAATGGGGCTTGGACGCTACCCAGCGCTGACGCTGCGCGATGCCCGCAATATCGTTGCAGACCTGAGGGAGTCGGCAGACAAAGGCATTGACCCCCGAACGCTGGCTGGTGGCAACAAATCCAAGAGTAAGCCAACGGTAAAGGATTGCCTGGATTACTGGAAGGAAAATTACGTTGACGTAACGTTAAGGGCTAAGACGATAGCGCTTTATAAGTCAACGGTTATAAAGCACATGCGTGACGCTTTTCCCGGTATTCCGGTTGAGGATATCCCAGTCCGCTTGTGGGTTGAGAGGTTTACCGAAGAGGAGAAAATCAATCCTCGCCGAGCCCGGCATTTATTGATACAGCTCAGGTCCGCCATTGGTTGGTGTACGCGGCGACAGTTCGTTAGCACAACCGAGCTCATGCTTTTGCAGCCGAAAGACATCGGTGTTAAACCTGTGATTGGAGAGACCACACTCAGCTATAACCAGCTTGCCAAAATTTGGATGGCTATAGAAAGAAGTCGAGGGTCAACTTCTAACCGATTGCTTCATCAATTGCTAATGCTGTACGGCGCCAGGAATAGCGAACTTCGGCTGGCTATAAGGGGGGAGTTTGACCGAGAGGAGGGGTTATGGGTTGTGCCGGCAGAGAAAAGTAAAACCAACAAAATTATCAGGCGCCCCATTTTCTCCGCCGCAGATGATTTGCTGAAAAAAGCTGAAATGACGTATGGGGATATACTTTTCCCTGGCGAGGATCTGAAAAGCCCCATTACTATTTCTGGTGCAAATAAATTTCTCAGAAGAATCAAGGACTCGTTGGGGTTTGGTGAGTTTACTTCACATGATTTTCGGCGCACATTGGCAACCCGGCTATCCGAAGAGGGTGTTGCTCCGCACGTCATCGAAAAGATGCTGGGGCATGAACTTGGCGGCGTGCTTTCTGTCTATAACAAGCATGACTGGATTGCCGAACAGAAAGACGCCTATGATCTGTATGCTGAAAAGATATTCTGGCATATCAGGAGGATTTCTGGTTGATTCCCCCGTTTAAGATCCACTCCACAATAGCAGAGCGCAGATATTGCTTAGGATAGGTCCGGACCGGTTTGGGGAAATTATAGCGCTCGGTGTATTTGCGGATGGTCACGCGTGAAGATACTCGGATCATCCGCATTGCCTCTTCCTCGTCAATCATTTCAATGTCTACCATATAACCCACCTCATACCACTTTCAGGCCACGACAGTGGCACCAGACTTCATAATTAATTACCGGCAGTTTCAGTTCCAGCCGTACCCGTTGCTCATCGTTTGCTGTCATCAATCATTCCCTTCAATGCATAATCGGCGCTTCTGGCACACCTTCGATCTGGATGTGTTCGATAAAGCTGTCGTGGAGGAGGTTAAACCCCTCCCGGCCAAGTGCTGATAACCTGAACCCAAATTCTTCGTCAGCAATAACCATGTCCTGATACATCCGCAGCGCCAGCTGCTGGCCAACCTCTGGCCCATATTTCTCGATTGCCCCCAGCTCAATATGGTTGGCGAGTGCAAAGCGTTCAGGTCCCGGATAGACTCTAATGGCGCCATGCTTGCTGGAATAGATAACAGCAGTATCAACACCGCCAGTATCATTCGGAACGTCGACAGTTCCGTTTTTCTCCAGCTCCTCAGTGATGAACACGGCAGCCAGTAACCAGCGCCAGAGGATCAACTCTTTTTCGATATTGAGCGTGATCCAGTTGCTTTCTACCGCTTCCATGATGCAGGCCAGAATTTCCATTCCATCGGCAAGGTGTTTGTCATAGCGACCGTTATCCAGCAGGCGAATAGCAGCGGAGTAGCCAATCACCCGGTTTCCAGACCGGATCCCTGTTGAGGTTGGTTCCGGGTTAAGCATGTTCTGAAGCATTGCGAACCTCTCATATGTGCCCGGCTTGTCACCGGGCTGGTGGATCATTTAACCTGGATAAAGGGGTGTTTGTTCCGCTGGTCATGTACTGGGGCAGGGTGCCATTCCATTTGTTGATGGCCTCCAGTTGCAGTACCTCAGGGTTCTCACGCAAGGCCTGCCCCACGGATCTGGATAGACTTTGCTTCTGCTTCAGCCAATTTCAGCTTTGCATCCGCCTGGCCATCGGCTTCGGCTCGTAACATGTTGGCTTCAGCTTCACGTTGTTTAACTTCCTGCTCGCGCTGCAGCGTCTTCTGGTTGGCCGTAACTTTGGCGTTGATGCTTTCGATCACTGTCGGCGGGTATTCCGGACGGCCAACGTAAGAAAGGCTGATCACCTGGATACCAACCGGCCCCATATCGGACTGGATCTCTTTCAGTGCGTTTTCAAGCAGCTCAGCTTTCCCGCCGTCAATGAATTTATCGGTGCTCATCCGACTTGCGAGACGATTAAGGGCGTCAGCAATTTTCTGCCGCAGGTCGGTGTCGGTGATGTCGTCCACGCCTTTACGGTAGGTCTGGAAAACGGTTGTAACTTTGGTCGGATCAACCTTGTACGCGACCCCGATGTGGTAGCCGATGGTGGTGCCATCGCTCATCTGGAAGTTGAAAGCGTCTTCATACGTTTTCATCTGCTTGAAGGTCGGAAAGATATAAACCTCTGTATTCCAGCCGGTCCAGTAGCGGCGACTCCGACGACTTCACCAACGCCTTTATCGTCGCCCAACTTATTCACCTTGATACCCACGTTGCCGGGCTCAACTCGATCGCAACCAACAAGGCCGATGGCAGAGAGTGCGATAATTGAAGCCATAATTGCTTTTTTCATTTCTTTTCCTTCGTTACGGTAAGCACAAGACCCTTACAAATGGCGTAGATGCACGGCGGGTCAGAATCGCCAGGGCAAAACCGGATATAACTGCTGTCGTGTCCTTCATCGAAATGAGGATCGGAACGAACAGCCCATAAACGCTGGCGACAATCACCACCGATAGAACAATGCGTAAGTAAGCAATCATCGACTCAGCCCTCCAGGCTTACAGGCCTGTAGTTCTTCGCGCTCTTTCACGTAGCGGTCGTGCATGGCATCCCACTTTTTGCACCACTTTTGCATTTCTCTTTTGCGGGCGAGGATGCGACGCAGCCGGCGAACGGTGCGCTGGTGGGCGTTAAAATACTCAGTGGTCACGGCGCCACGTTGCCAGCTACTCAGTTCTGGATTCAGGGATGAATTACCTGCACGTCCGGATAACGCTGCTTGAAACCAGAACGCCCAAAAGCTCGGGAGGTCATGAAGAACGCCAGGTAACGAATTGCGGTATCCCGGATGAAGCACCGCTTCATGCGTCCGTGGCGGATCGCGGCGAACAGATCACCAACTGGCGTTGGGTGCTTTTGCAACGCCAGGTCAATGGCGCTGACAGTTCTGTTGTCAATCATTTGTCTTTCTCCCGGTTATAGGTTTCATGACTCATAACTTCCCAGTTCCGGCCATCGTCTTTCGATAACAGGCGCCAGCGTGGGTTAACCTTCAGGCTGAGGTAGCCGGTGCGGCGCATTCGCCGCGGGAATATCCGCCGGCGCCGATACCGCAGCAGGACCTGCAGCGCCTGCAGGTGAACCCTCTCAGGAATTCGTATCGCTGTCAGTGCCACCAGCTTCCTCCTCAAATCTCAGCTCCATTTCTCGCGCCATTTCGATAAACGTGGCCAGTGTGCAAATGTGCTCGTCGTCGAACAGCTGGCGGTCGCATATCACCCTCCCGTTCTCGATGTGCACGACTACCCGCCCGGTAAAATCAGGGAGGACATGCAGATCCACGTTCAACACGGGGCGGGGGATCAGCACACCCTGATAGAGCATTGTTTGCTGGTTATTCATTGCCGGACTCCGCAGTAACTGGTTTCTGCTTTTTGACGAACTCCACCAATTCAGAAATAAGCTCGTCGATTAACTCTTTCCCGCTTTCTGTGAGGAATTCGCCGCTGCCATTAACATCAACAGAGTTGCTGTAAATTCCCTTAAGAGCTTTCACACCTTCCACATTTCCGTACTCACCGAGCGCCAGTCGCTCGAATTTCCGCAACAATCCATCAAGAAGAATCTCAGTTAATTCGATAGTACTAATCCCACCCTTGTTAAGCTTAAATGACAAGTAAGCTACTCCCAGTCTTTCGCTGGTGGCGTAACAAGGCTGCTTTTAAAATTCGGCGGCGATAGGTAGTAATTAAGTTACTCATCTAATTACCCCTTCTTTTGTGTTCTTCATTTTGCTGTACAATCTCTTCCTCTTTTTCCATCCATGAATAGACCTCGCCAGCAAGGCATATGCAAGACCTAAAACCCCATCAAGTTGATGGCAGTCAAATCCTTGTGATGTGTGAAAATGTCTGCATAAGGAAGTTAAGTTGCTCAGCCTTAATGGTGACGCACTGAAATATCTTGGCGGCGCTGCATACCCATGATTATCTCCCATAAGCTTTTTTTAAAAATAAAATTGCGATATCCCAGTAGCCTGCACTACACATCATTTTTGCTGTCTTAAAGGCATCTTTATTTTTCACAGTGCTCTCCTAAATAATGAATGTGAATTCCCGCAGAAATTAATCTGGAATTAAATAGTTAAGTGTTGTTTTACTTATTATTTTTTTATTGCCTGCTCTTCGATAAGCCATGCACATACATCACCAGTAAGAGTTCTGAGCAGCGAAGATAATACTTCAATTTCGGTACAATCCATTTTATTAGGGTATACCTCCATCATGCGGCAAATTATCTCCCTGATGAGCTTTCTCTGCCGCCTGCTCTAATGAAATTTCATGCGCCATCATTGCCACCTTTTAAACCAGAAAGGTATGTTGCAGATTGAGCGATTTTATTTGTGGCAATTGCCAGTTCTGCAAGGTCAGCAATAATACAGGAAAGGTTAGTTATTTTTTCTTTATCAACCTGGCTCTCTTCCATAAGAGAGAAAACATTAAGGCTGATATGATTTATTGCACTTAATATTGAAATTGTTTTAGAGTCGCAGTCGACCGCGATACCATCATAATCGATAACAGTCGCACGCTTATCAAAACGGTAGTCTGGAATATCTACTAATTGAATGAAGTTTTTAGTTGTCATGATGATCGCTCCGTTGAATTACTTAAGTTGTAATTAGGATGGATCGGATCTTTGCGATAGTCAATGACCAAAGTAATTTATTTTTATCTTTTAGGTAGTTTATTGTTTAGTAAGCAAAAAAAAGACCGCCTAAGCGGTCTTTCTTCTATGTTGAGAGTTATGCGAATCGTTTAAAGGCTGCCGACTGTTTGACCAGCACTTTAGCTAAAACGTGAAACTGATCTTCATCACATGCGTCTATTTCCCAAGGGCTGTAGAGCTTGTTATCTGACAGAACGACAAGGCTATTCTTCTGCATTTGCAGGCGTTTGATATGAATCGTTTTGCCAAACACAAAAACATAAATACCATCACCTTCAAAGTGATTTACTGATGTATCCACGAAGATGTAATCACCAGGATCAATCGTACCTTCCATGCTATCACCACGCACGGTGATCACCTTGATAGATGATGCTGGACGACTTCCAAACATGCTTCTTGCGTATTCTTCTGTGAATTCAATTGCTTGCACTGTCTCGATGAACTCAGAAGATAGGTATACTCCGGGACCAGCACTCACTTGAACATCAAGCAAATCTACTCTGTAAATCCCTGGATCAACAGGTCTTTGTTGCCTGTAGACGGTTGGGAGATCATTGGATTCGTTATCATTCACGGGCAGCTCACCTGAGGCGAGCCATTCAGGCCTGACATGTAGTGCTTTAGCTAATTCTACAGTTTTCCGTGAGCCTGAGGCCGCGCCAGAAGTTAGTTTCCAGATACTGGATTGCGACATTCCTACAGCGGCAGCAAGGGAAGCTTGGGTAAAGCCTGCTGCCTTCATTGATTCAACCAATCTTTCAGCAAACGTTGTTTTCGACATGTTGGCTACTCCAAAAGTTGTTAAAAACTTAACTCACTGAACGCGATAAGTCAAAAAGTAATTATTAGCCTTGAGGTTTACCCATTCAATCGCTAAAGTAATAATAAATTACTAAGGGGGTTTTATGATTTCTGAGCCTATTGATAAAGCAATCAGATGTACAGGAAGCCAGGATGCGCTTGCAAAACAATGTGGTGTGTCCCAAGCAACGGTATGGAAATGGCGCCACGGGAAAAGAGTTAAGGCAGAGCATGTATTGAAAATTGTGGCTGCTGCTAATGGCCAAGTAGCGGCCTATGAAATCAGACCTGACCTGCCCGAGCTATTCCCGCACCCAACGCAAGGTGAGTGACATGGCTCGACAATGCAGGCGAGGCATGAAGTGACACCAGATAATCCGATTACAAATCAAGCGCTGGTGAGCTGAATGTTTCCAGAAACGGGCGGTATTAAGGCACTGGACAGGCTGTATCACGATCCGCGGGTGTTGTCGTGCACGTCACTGGGTGGGATCGCGAAAAGCAGCAGGTATTTCACCAGACCGGGTTATCCGCATGAGTGCATGCAACCTGTCTGGAAGTTTCAACAGTACTTCACGAGGCTAACATCATGAGCAGCAAAATTCAGGGATATGTATGGGATGCCTGTGCTGTCTCTGGCATCAAAGGAACACGCCTTATGGTCATGGTGCGTTTGGCGGATTATTCCAGCGATGAAGGCACGTGCTATCCCGGCGTCAAAACAATATCACGTCAGATAGGCGCCGGTGAAAGCACAATCCGAACGGCATTGTCTGAACTTGAAGCGGAGGGGTGGCTGCGACGAGAGAATCGCCGAAACGGTAACCGTAACACTTCAAACATGTATCACCTCAACGTTGAGAAGCTGGAAGAAATCGCACTCCAGCAAAGAACGTTAATTCGACTGGAACGTATCAAAAACAACCGTTTTGACCCTCTAGAATCTGACGCTTCGGATTTTGAACAGTCAGAATCTGACGCGTCAGAAATGAGAGGCTCAAGTGCGCTTGACCCTTCAGAAATCTGGCAAAAACAACCGTTTTGACCCTCCAGAATCTGGAGGACATGATCCACAAGGTTTAAAACCTGATCCACAAGTAAAAGATCATGAACCACAAGAAGCGGTCGCAAAGCGTCAGAAAAAAACATCATTCGACCCTGCAAGGCTAAAACCTGAAAACGTCAGTGATGAAGTCTGGCAGGACTGGGCTAAGTTCCGGCGGGAAACCCGGAAACCCCTGACCGAAACAACTTGCGCATACCAGGCTAAGCAGCTCGCTGGCCACCAGAACGCCGATGAGGTGATCCGTCGCTCGATTGCAGGTGGGTGGCAAGGGCTCTTTCCTGAACGCGTACCCAATCAACCGCCAGCCAGAGGTCACTTCGGCCAGCGCGGGAAATGGCGCAGGAAGCACCTGGTACACCCCGTCTAACGACGGCTCCGCCGAGGTGTTTATCAATCAGGCCGCCATTGATCGTCTCAAGCGTGGGGCCAACCGCCCATGAAAATCATCCTGAAACGCATGCTGGTTGCCGGTTTTAACCGCGGCTTTCTGCGCGAGGGATTCGTTGTGTGATGTTTATCAAATTTGATTTACGGAGTGTGTAATGGGTCCGGCTGAACTATCCGAAAAACTGTGGGACAACGCAGAGAGGGTGGCGAAATATTTGCTGCCTCGCGGACATCTGGAAGGCAAAGAGTGGTGCGCAGGTAACACCAATGGCGATTCTGGCAAGAGCCTGAAAATTAATCTGGGCGGGAAAAAGGCATGGTCAGATTTTGCCAGCGGTGACAGCGGCGATCTGCTCGATTTATGGGTGCTGGTGCGCAACTGCCAGCTGCATGACGCCATGCGGGAAGCCAAAGAGTTCCTGGGCCTGAAAGATGACGATCATCACTTCGAGGCAAAGAAAAAAACATTCTCCCGGCCGACGAAAAAGGGCGTAAAAAAAGCGAACCATTGCTACGACTATCTGGCCTCGCGCGGAATCACTCGCGAGACTGCTGACCAGTTTCGCGTTTCTGATGCTGTGGTCTGGTACCACGATGAAAACCGAGAAGTGGCGGCGGTGGCGTATCCATACATCCGCAACGGCGAACTACTGCAGGTGAAGCGGATCAGTACCGAACGTCCGGGCGGTAAAAAGCTCATCATGGCTGAGGCCGACTGTGAACCTAGTTTATTCGGCTGGCAGGCTATGGATGCCAAAGCCCGCGCTGTCGTGTTGTGCGAAGGGGAAATCGACTGTATGACCTACTCGCAACTGGGCATCAGTGCGCTGTCGGTGCCGTTCGGTGGCGGGAAGGGCGCCAAGCAGCAGTGGATTGAGTACGAGTATCACAACCTGGACCGCTTCGACGAAATCTGGCTCAGTCTGGACAATGACGAAGTTGGACGCGAAGCCGCGAAAGAAATCGCCCGGCGTCTGGGCGAGCATCGCTGTCGTCTGGTGGAGCTGCCGTATAAAGATATCAACGAGTGCCTGATGGCCGGGGTGAGCGAAGATGATATCTGGCAATGCCTGGGGACGGCGAAATTCTTCGACCCCGATGAACTGTGCTCAGCAGGTGATCTCCTCCAGGAAACAATTGATGCGTTCGAGCATCGCGATGTCGGCCTGTTCACCAGCCCATGGGAATCACTGAACAGCAATTTCAAGTTCCGCGCCGGGGAGCTGACGCTGGTTAATGGGGTGAATGGTCATGGCAAAACCGAGCTGGTGGGCCATATCGCTATCGCCGCCATGAACCAGGAAGTCCGCACGTGCATCGCTTCTCTGGAGCTGAAGCCCGGAAAAATGCTGGCCCGTCTGACACGCCAGACCATTTGCACCGCCTCGCCAAAGCGCGAAGAAATCATCATGACAAAAATGAATGGTTTTCTGATCGCCTGTGGGTATTCAAGCTTACCGGAACCGCGAAGGCCGGGCGCCTGCTGGAAATCTTCGCCTATGCCCGCCGGCGTTATGGAATTGACCTGTTCGTGATCGATAACCTGGCGAAATGTGGTCTCGACGAGGAGGACTACGGCGGCCAGAAAGAATTCATCGACACCTGTGCGACTTCAAAAACGAGCATAACTGCCATGTCCTGCTTGTCACCCACGCCCGCAAAACCAACGAAGCGGCGCCCACGGGGAAAATGGACGTCAAAGGCACAGGCGCATTAACCGATATGCCCGACAACGTAATGGCTATCTGGCGCAATATCCCCCGAGAACTGGCGCAGCGTAAGGCTGAGCGAATGGGATATGAGAGTCTGGATAAGGACGAACAGACAGCTATTCAGATGCCAGCTTCAATGATCCGCCTGCTCAAACAGCGTGAGGGAGAAAGGGTGGATTGGTGACATTGGCGCCACCTTTGACGCCCCGGTCACACCAGTTTCTTGAAGGCGATAAGGGGCCGTTTAACTACCTGGTCGGTAAACAACAAAGCGAACTCGATATTGAGTGGGACGCTGATAACGTTACGAGGTACTGAGTATGAAAAACGAAGTTTTAAAAGAAGCAATCGAGAACTATCAGTGCCTGAAAGCACAGGTCAGCCAGCAGGAGTCTGATGATCCCTTATCGTTCGGCGGTGTTGATATGGACCTGTTCGAAGCATTTACCTTTGCAAAAAAGCCAGCTTCAGGAATTGATTAGTCCCGATGAATATTTGGAATTAAAGCGGAAAGTATCTCATCTCAACAATGAGGTTGGTGCGTTGATACTTGAAAATATCATTCTTAAAAATGAGGTAGCCAAGTTAGGCGGCGATCCTGATTTTTTGGGTAACGTGGACGCTGAGGGGAAAGCATGAAACTGGAATCCGCCCTCAAACACTTTAGCCCTCAGGGCATGCATATCAGCGACGACGTGAAAAAGCACATCACCAAATCGCCTGACCGGAACAGATGTTATGGCGGCCATCGGTACAACTAGCAGTCGTGCGCGCTTCGGCCTGGCTGCATTTTTCGGTAAAGCTGGCATCAGTAAGACCGATGAACAGCTGGCCGTTCAGGCGCTGGCGCGGTATGCCATAGATACAGCACCAAAGAACGTGCGAAAGGCCGCAGGTAAAGCGCTGGGGCGCTGCTGCCTGATTCTGGCGCAATTTGCCTTTGCAGAGTATTCCCGTTCAGCTGAAACAACGGGAGCCTGCAGGGTATGCAATGGCACCGGCAATCGAAAGCACTACCACTGAACGCAAAGTTTCTAACCCGTGGGGCAAAGCACCATATTGGGCTAGCAGGTCCCGTGCTGTTCGTCCGTCCGACTGGGATAAGTGGACTGAAGTAAAAATCAACGTCAGTGCTAAATGTGAAATCTGTGACGGCAAGGGGACGATCAGCGCTCGCTGTCGCTGCGGCGGTTCAGGTCAGGTTCTGGATCGAAAAGACCCAAAGAGCATGGGGCACCAGTTTACAAGGCGTGTGAGC